GCAGCTGCTTCAGCACTACCCCTGTTCCTTGGCGTAAAAATGCCGCATTGCACCGTTCCAGCGTACTGATCGATCGCTGCACCATGCGGCTGAATCGTAGCCTGATCAAAGTTGATCGTTACCAACACATACTTTTTAGTCTTGCCAGGTGTTGTAAATGGCATGTTGTCAAAGACAACCGACACAGTAGCATCAGCAGCCGTGACTGCAGTGTTAATCGCAGTTTCAAGCGCAGCTCTGGCGTTGACAAGCGTCATTAGAACACCACCCGAATCATATAAAGATATTCCTGACCACCCCTAAAGGTGCGAATATCTTGAATCTTCGTAGCTCGTGACGCTCCATCAAACGTAAGCGCGATCTCGTCTTGCAGGTTGGCTTGGTTACCGCCGATTTGATCTGGCGTCACATAAAGACGTGCATTGTTTTCCTGATACCCGCCCTCCTCGTCAGAAACAATAAACTCAACAGGAGCTTTAAACGTATAACTTGTGTCTGTACTTGTAACACCACCAGTCGCGATATTGTATGTAGCAGAAGCCTTTCGCGTGTAAATCACTGTCGTATCAAGCGATTTACCCAAGTCAGCAACAACTGACTTGGCAACGCTTTTGAACAGACTGTCAAGTTGACCTGCCATATCAACCCCTCACGACGCGGACAGAATAGCTACCGCTGCCGCCCAAACAGTAAGCCCCAAGATAAGACTGAAGCCAAGGATAAACGTCGAATACGTTGTTAACAGTTCCAGTAGCCTGACTAGAAGTGTTATACTCCACTTCCATTTCTCCGAGCTTGACGGATTTGTATAGCCCCGTATCGCCGGTAGACCCTGTAATCGAGTCCGTGTCATTGGCCAAAGCGTTCGCTAACTCATAGGTAGCGTATTTAATGTCATTGGGAATAGAGGTACACGCCAGCTCAACACGATCGACATGATAATTATTGCGAGGCCAGCTCAATGCCTGGTCTGCGTCGCAACGATCACCATAAAAATTTAAAGTATCAATCCAGCGCGTGGCTGAAATCAACGATCGATTCTTTTGGTCGTCTGTTTTGTCGTCCCAATTTGTACTACTTGGAACGGTTTCAAAATACGTGTTGGCTTCAGCCAACGTCACATAGCTGTTGGCTGTCTCGCTTTTTAATGTAGCGTTGATCGTGGCAGCCATAGCGAAAAAAGAAGGTGGCCCCACCTGATGGTAGGGCCGTTTGTCTCGTCAGGATCAGGACTTAAGACCGTTATCCAGAGGAGTGTTGACAAAGATCTCAACCATAGGAATGAGGTCGATGTCATAGGTGGCAGACCAGTTGCTGCCAGTACGCAGGTTTGCGTTGGTCGGGTTGTCAGAAGCAGAACCCCACTTGGTGCCCATCACATGATAAGCGGAGTGGTAGTCCACAGACAGAACGTCTTGCTTGGACAACACGTTGCGCTCAGCTTCAATCCGAAGATCCTGCTGCACACCCTCAAGGATGGTGCCGGACTTCATCATGTAACAACGGAACTCCTGACGGTTGCCAGTAGAGGTTGGGTCATTGATGTTGACTTGAGAGTCAACGATAACCCGACAGCCAGCAAACTCACCAACTTCGCGAGCGCCAATGCCAACACCGCCGCCACCCCAGGTCACTGCGCCAGAAGCGGCAAGTGCAGAAGTAGAGAAGGTCAGCAGACCAACCTGATACAGGTAGTAAGCGACAGAAGGGTGAACGATCAAAAGATCCATCTCTTCACCGCGCTCACCCAGCAGGGAGCGAGCTTCTGCAACAGTTGCACCAGTCAGGTAGTTGGCTTCAGCAGTAGAGCCGGAGCCACCCAACTGCTTCTCAAGGCGATGGCCATTGAGAGCAGTGTGGAACAGACCAGTCAGCTGCTCAAACAGGCGAACACTGTTGAGCTTGTTGATAGCGTCAGCAAGCTGGTTGCGAATGTGAAGCATTGGGTCTTCACCAGCTGCCAAAATCGCAATATCATCCACGGCGTAGGCAAAGCCACGGTGAACGATAGATGCAATCTGGGTTCCGGTGCCAACCTTTTGAGGGGTCAGATAACCAGCACCACTGGTGCCCCAAGTTGCAGTGCCGTCGAAGATTTCTTCAGTCGGTGCAACGGGGTTGAACTCAGGAACCTGAATTCGAGTACCACCTTCCCGAGCGTCGAGCAATGCATTACGCACTACAGCCCCGGATTTGATGAACTGGCTACGCTCTTTGATTGCCTCAGACACATAGGTGCTGAGATTATTCCTTTTTACGATGTCCGCCAGAAGGACACCGCCGGAATAATTTTGAAATGGTGCGGCCATTTCTTATTCTGGGATAAAGTTTGCGGGGTCTCAAGTCACGGACTTGAAAGTGGTGTCCCACTGGGACTTATTTACCAGCCTCTCTACGCAGCACGGCTGCAAGATCGGGATCGGTAGCGTCCAAGGCCATCTGCCTTGTTAAGTTAATACTACCCTCTAACCAGGGATTTGCGATACCTGCAGCGCCGGCTGTTCCTGTTGCAGGCTTCGCACCCATCCCAGCAGCTGTACTAGGCTTAAAATGATGCTCAAAGCCAGAACCGGGATTTTTTAACTTGGCCAAATAAACGCCAAGATCCTGTTCAACACCGCCGTCAAGAATTTTGACAGCACCAGTATCAGACTTTTTCAGGTTTGATTGAACTAGCTGGAGCATTTGCTCAGCGTTGATTGCACCAGCCTGACTGATGGCAGCCAATGCAGATGTTTTCATCGCTGCAGTCTCATTCGAGACCTTCAACTCATCAAGTTGACGTTGCAGATCTACAATCTGCTGATCCTTGTCTTGAGCAGTTTTGTTGGCCTCCTCCCAAAGATCCTTCCATTGACCTTGATCTTCCAGCGTTTTACGCCGTTGATCGTCCTGTTTTTTGTAAACCTCATCTAACTTGCCCTTGATGCCTTGAAATTTTTCTTCGGCTTCGCTGGCACGTTGTTGAAGTGCTTGAATCTGCTGCTCATAAGCAGAAACATCGACAGCAGGAGTTTCAGTCGCAGCCACAGGCTGTTCAGGCGACGCCACTGGCGTTTCCTGGATGACTTGTTCTTCCATTATCAAAAATGAATTTACTCTTCTACCTTACTCGCTTTTGTCTTTCTAGTTGTTTTGGCTTTAGCAGCAGGCTTCGAGGCAGGCTCTGCTTTCTTCTCGGAATCAGGACTCCAAGAATCAACAAGCTCCCACTTGTAAGAACCGTCAGCCTGTAAAACTTTGTCGAGAGACTTGGCCATGCTGTAGAAAGCGATTTATCCCTACTCTAACTCTGAAGCGGGATCTGGCGACTCCGCTGCTGTAGGCAGGATTTCGCCCTGCACCAGCATGTCGCGGAACTCTTCGCGATCAATGATCTGATCTTGGAACAGCTGAGACATTGCAGCAATATCCTGCCCGATCAACCGCTGCAGATCAAAGTCACGACTGATCTTGACCTCCGGTGCCTCAAGACCTAAATAATTAGCTGCTAGGTCATACGCCTTCTGAAGACCTTCCTCAAGATCCATCGATACCATCGACAGCATCGAGTTCGTATCGATCCGATCCAAGCGTCGTGCATCAGCAGATTCAGCTACAAATTTTTGCTGGCTGAGCGTGCTGATCCCCAACGTTGCCATCTGCTGTTGCAATTCTTTAATTTCTGCAGATTGCGCTTCAAAAGCATTAGCTGCCGGTTCCACGTAATAGATCTTATTGCCTGGTTGCGTTGCCATCGCATAATTCACACTGATTGCGACGTCCTTAGTCTGATCGTCCCAACCCTCCATCACCAGCATTGGCTGCGAAGCGATATGCAGACTATGAATCAGGTCAGCCTGTCGCTGAAAGTGAGCCAAGTTCAGATGTGCAATATCCAGCAACGGCGGACGACTCGTCATCGTGTCCGTCTTATTAGCATAAACAGTGACTAGTGGTATTTGCTCAAGAGAATAAGGGCCTGACTCAACCAACTCGTACTGCGCCGTAGCGTCGGATTGATCGAACGAAGAGGGATATGGATACTGCCCTTGCATCTCTTTACGTTGTTCCGCCTGTCGATACACGCGATAACGACCTGGCTCAATGACACGGATTTGGTCATAGACTTTTTCTCCAAATTCACCGTCAGCGATTACAGCTTTTTCACCAATTCGTACTTGAGTAAGATTACCGTAATTGGTTTCGCGGTCCAGTCGCCAACCGTACACGTCGGTTGGATCCACTTCAATCCAATAAGGCCGACGATTAAGAGCACGCTCTTCTGCAAGACTTCTTGCATCCGAAGGTGCAGGAAAATCAACCAACGTATGACAGTGCCCATAAGTCAGGGCACAAATCAGGAGTCGTCGAGCGTATTCATCTAGATCAGATCCACAGCCATCGACGTCTTTATTGAAGACATCTGTCCAGTATGGATCACCTTGGACGCTAATGGGTTTTCTTAAGATTAATCCAGCCGCTGCACGAATCAATCTTTGTGTATATGGCGTAAAAACAGCTCGATTTACTCGCGCCAAGTACGCTGAATAGTCTTCGCGTGGCTCTAAAGGTAAAAAAGCTTCAGAATTGTCACGAAGATATTCCGTTCCGGCAGTCACAGCCTTCATAATCTCCCAGCCCTTCATCTGGTCGATTACAGCCCGTGTTCGCACAAACGGACTATCAACACTTCCCATATAAGAAGAGCTGACTAAGTGCGTTCGTACTAGACCTGGAACGGAATACGTCATTGACCTGTTTTAGTTAGAGCAGCCCCATCGTCTCCGAGCGGCTTTTCCTCTTTCGCCTGTCCAACTTTTGCTACGAGCGCAAAAAGACTTTTTACGTGCAGCCTCAGCTTTTGTTTTGGGTTTTCCCGTGACAGGTGGCTTGAGATTGGATCCTGTTTCACGGTTGTAACGAGCCCGACCTTTGGCAGTTAAACCCGCACCCTTGCTGGCCGGGAGTTTTTCACCCCGGCCAACACTTAAACTAGGACCACGCTTT